CATCATCAATAATATACGGAACAAAAATGCGTGATGACGTAGACGGCGTACGTAAGGGGCGGAGCCGTGTGACCCTTGTACGGGCGCGTCGGGGTTTTCCCGGCGGGCGGGCGCGCCCCGTGGCGTGCGAGGCGGCCCGTTTCGGTTCCACCCACTGTTGGGTGGTTTCTGTTGAACTTTGGCTGGTATTTTCCACAATGGGTGTGATATTGGACCTTTACCTGGGAGAGTCTGTCAACAGGTGTGGTACAGACTTCACACCCAGTGACTCAATTTTACCACGGAACGGTTCAGGTGTACGCCTCAGACTCCATTGGTCGATTTTTCCACACTGTTCCGGGTTGTCCCTATTTATTCTGCGCGTCTGCCTAGAGTCGCCACTCTTGAGTCGAAGAGAGGTGAACGTTCTCATCCGCCATGAGACATCTTAGAGTTGCCTTCGACGAGAGCTTCTGGCAGATGGCCAATGAATGGGCACACAACAATGAGCCGGACACCGATGAGGGATTTGAGGAGCCTCCATGTTTACAGGACTTGATCGATCTTGACTTGTCTCAGAGTGCTGTGGACTTTTTCTTTCCTGATGCTGATTTGAACGAGGAAAATAATTCTCAGGATGTTGGACCAGTGGATCTGTTCTGCGATGAAATTCTTGACTCTCCTGACGACCAGCCTTTGGAGGAAAGCCATTTTGCTTCTCCACCGCTCGATTACCCTGAGGTGCCAGGTGTTAACTGTGCGGCATGCTCGTTTCACCGCGAAAACACTGGTCACGAGGACGCCGTGTGTGGGCTATGTTACATGAGAAAGACGGCTTTTGCTGTTTACGGTATGTGGTTAATATTTGCACAATCTTTCTTTTCGTGTTTTTACTCGCTGTATGCTTATGACTATTTCTATTTTAGAACCAGTTTCCCCAGCAACGCCAGAGGAGAATGATGAGCGTGAGGTCATTCCAGACGAAACTCCTAGAGGTCGCCACCTTGATAAGGTGAACTTGCTTCGGAGGAAACGCCCAGCGGAGCAGGATGAGCAAGACGAACCTTTGGACCTGTCCCTCCCAAAACGCCCTTTGTGCGAGTGAACTCATCCAGCATAATAAAAGTTATTGTTTAACTATATAAGGTGTGGTCTATTGCTTATAAGCTTATAAGCTGCCAGCTTCAGTCAGAGAGCACCATGGAGCTTGAACTAAGCTTGAAGCTCTGCAAGACCCTCTGCGATTTTAAGAACCTGACTCGGGTCGTCTATTATGCTTCTGACAGACCAGGTTGGCTCTCTCGCTATTTCTTTGGGGGCAGACTCGCTCAATTAGTTTATAAGGCCAAGGTTGACTACCACCAGACACTGACTGAACTGTTTGAGGATGATCAGAGCTTTTGGTGTTTGTTAGAGAGTGGGAGAACGCTGGGATTCGAGGCAAAGGTGGTGCCGTGGTTAGATTTTTCATCAACTGGTAGGGTTGTTTCTAGTTTGTCATTATTGGCATACTTGGTAGACCACCTTGATTGTCACACAGATTTTAGTAAGGACTACAACCTAGAGGTTATTTGTGCTCCAGTATGTTGCAGGCTGAAGACGCTGGTAGAAATCCAGAAATTGAGGTTCAGGCAGGAGGAGACAATGAGAGAGGCTCTTCAGGAGGATCAAGAAGCGAAAATACTCTCCTGATGGAGTGACATACCAGGAGGTTTTAGAGGAATACTTGTCAGACCCAGTTAAACGAATGATAAATATGATTTTGAACACTTAGCTACTTACTTTATGCAGGAAGATGATGATTTTGAGGAGATGATTAATAGACACGCTAAGGTGGCTCTTAACCCTCATATATTGTATGTGATTAAGAAACCAATTAGAATTAGATCTTTATGTTACATAATTGGGAATGGGGCTACGGTGCGCATCTCTTGCCAGGAGTCTTTTGGAATTGAGGTTTACTGTAGGGGCAGAGGTCCTGGGATAGTAGGTATGTGGAGTCCAACGTTTCATAACATTATTTTTGAGAGGGAGCGGGGTCTTCAGGGTGGGGTTATTAACACCAGGACCCACACCATTATTCATGGGTGTAATTTTGTAGGTATCATGGGCACGGCTTTGAGGTTTTTTTCAGGGAGCCACATCAGGGGTTGTCATTTCTACGCCTGCTACAAGTGTGTGGAGAACCCATCAAAATTAAAGCTTAGAGTGAGTTCATGCACTTTTGAAAAGTCTATGATGGGCATTCTTAGCAGCGGGCCAATTTCAATTAAGCACTGTTCATCCTTAAATGTTTATAGTTTTTTGTATGTGTCTGGTTTGGCCTCTGTTGAAAACACCACTGTGACAAACTCAAATGGATTTTACGAGTCTGGTCTCATAGACATGGTGAGCTGCCACAACGGCGCTATCGTTCCTCTTTGCACCGTTCACATCTGTGGGACTATGAAAGTTCCTTGGCCGTCTGTGAAGAACTGTTCCTTTGTGCGCTGCAAAGTGTTTCTCGGCTGTCGGAGTGGGACGTTCAGCCCTACAAACACCAGTTTTGGATACTCTCTGGTTTGGGTCGATAAGGAGGCCTTTGAGTGTGTGAATTTCAACCACACATTCCATCAGACCACGACATTTTGGAAAATACTCAGGTCTGACGCCGATGATGTGCGGAATGGACTTAAAAAGTGCATTTGTGGGGCTTTACACGCGTGGCCCGTTCTGGAGCAACTCAACTTTACGGATCACATGAGACCGGACCCTTATGATTACTCCTGTGATTCTAGATTTTTCTCATCAGACGACGAGGAGTGTTGATTAAGGTAGGCCACGCCCACAATCTATATAAACCGCAATGTATGGGATGCATGCATTATTTGGAACCATGTCTGACGTGGGGGAGGTTCGCACCTGCTTTCTAACAGCCCGTCTTCCTAGGTGGGCCGGTGTTCGTCAGAACGTCATCGGGTCAAATATAGGAGGCCTGCCAGTTCCCGCTCCGGAGACTATCGGATACGGACGCACCAGAGCCGGGGCCACTCTTATCACTCTGAGGAATGCAGCCACTGCAAAGCCGCTGTCCGAACAGGTGGAGGATCTGATTGAGGAGAACCTGCAACTCACGGCCAACCTGAATGCTCTTTCAGTGAGACTCGCCGCCATGGAGAGGGCTTATGCCGAGCTACAGCGTAATCTAGAACCCATCATACAAAATCACAATGCCATTGTTCCTTGAATCAGAATAAATTTATTTCTTTGAATGATAATACCTGTTCCAGCGTTGTCTGTCACATAACACTTTACTTATTTTTTCTAGGATGGAGTACAGTTTACATTGAACGTTTAGGTACATGGGAACCAGTCCTTCTGAGGGGTGCAGGTAGCACCATTGCATGGCTTCATTTTCTGGGCAAGTGTTATAGACGATCCAGTCATACTGAGTGTGTGATTGGTGATATCTGAATATGTCCTTCAGTAAAAGAGTGATGGCAGGAGGCAGACCCTTGGTGTAAGAGTTTATGAACCTATTGAGTTGAGGCGGTTGCATTTTGGGGGAGATGATGTGCAATTTAGATTGTATTTTCAGATTGGAGATGTTGCCGGCGTGGTCCTTCCTGGGGTTCATGTTGTGCAACACTACCAGGACTGAGTATCCTGTGCATTTTGGATACCTATCGTGTAGCTTGGAGGGGAATGCGTGAAAGAATTTGGCGATGCCTTTGTGGTTTCCCATGTCTTCCATGCATTCGTCTAGAATGATGGCTATGGGCCCATTAGAGGCCGCCTTGGCAAAAACATTTCTGGGGTCTGTGACGTCGTAGTTGAAATCCTGAGTAAGGTCAGAGTATGACATTTTAACAAATTTGGGCAAGAGCGAGCCGCTCTGAGGCACTAGAGTTCCCTGAGGCCCCATCTTATAATTGCCCTCGCATATTTGTGTTTCCCAGGCACTAATCTCCTGTGGAGGGATCATGTCTATTTGTGGTACGATAAAGAAGACTGTTTCTGGTGGTGGATTTAGGAGCTGGGTGGAGATTATGTTCCTCAAGAGTTGTGATTTGCCGCATCCAGTGGGGCCATAGATTACCCCAATCACTGGTTGTGTTTGATAGTTTAATGATTTACAACAACCCGATCTATTTAAAAATGTAGAGCAGGCGTTCAGCATTCTTTTGACTTCTAAGGAATCTAAACACAACTCCCTCAGCAGGGAATCACCACCCATGGACATCAAGTGGTCAAAAGAGGTAAACATTTGGAGTGGTTTAAGTCCTTCTGCATAAGGCATACACTTTAGGGATTTGTGTAACACATACAGTTTATCCCAAAGTTCTTTTACGAGTCCCACGGAAGTGTCATCCAACATAAATCTGTGTTTCTTGGATTTGGGCGGCTCGTCGAGTAAGGAATCAGTCTGTTCTGGTCTATCTGGGTCAGAGTCTTGTCCTTCCACGGCCTCAGTGTTCTGGTCAGCGTGGCTTCTGTGACGGTAAACGGCGCGGCGTTGCTCTGACAGCTCGCGAGCGTCCTCTTCAGGCTCAACCTGCTGGTTTTGAATTTTTCGCTTCCTAGTTGGAGGTCTTCTAGGTAGCACCGCTGCAGCACATCAAAGGAGAGTTCAGAGGTGGCGTGTCCCTTGGCCCTAAGTTTTCCCTTCCCCACGTACCCGCAGACGGAACACACGGTGCTTTTTAGGGCGTAGAGTTTGGGCGCCAGGAAGACCGATGTGGGGCTGTAAGCATCCTCCCCGCACTTGTCGCATCGAGTTTCGCACTCTACCAACCATGTCACCTGTGGATGCTGGGGGTCAAATACCAGAGATCCTCCATTTTTTTTGATTCTGTGTTTACCTTTTTCCTTCATGAGGCGATGGCCCTCTTCGGTGACGAACAGGCTGTCCGTGTCGCCGTAGACGGACTTTATCTGTCGTTCTTCCATGGGTACTCCTCTGTCGTTTTCATATAGAAATTCTGACCACTCGGAGACAAAAACTCTCGCCCACGCTAGCACGAAAGAAGCCAGGTGGGAGGCGTACCTGTTGTTAAGTACGAGGGAGGAGCTACTTTCTAGAGTGTGCAGACACACGTCATCGTCTTCCACATCTAGAAATGTGATTGGTTTATATTTGTATGTCACGTGATCAGATTTGCCTATAAAAGGCGTGGCTTCTTCGGCGGCCTCATTGTCCTCGTTGGAGACGTCGGCGACAGGTGGGTAGGCTACGACAAATTCTGGCATGATGTCCGCGCTGAAATTGTCTGTCTCTATGAAGGATGAAGATTTGACAGAGTACTTGCCCCTGGAGATGTTCTTTGAGCTCTCTTCCTCCAACTGGTCAGAAAACACTATTTTTTTGTTGTCTAATCTGGTGGCGAACGATCCGTACAGTGCGTTTGATAAAAGTTTGGCAATGCTTCGCATGGTTTGGTTCTTTTCCCTGTCTGCCTTTTCCTTTGCTGCGATGTTCAGCTGCACGTACTCTTTGGCCAAGCATTTCCATTCCGGGAAAATGGTAGTGCGTTCATCAGGCACAAGCCTCACTCGCCAGCCTCGGTTGTGGAGCGTGATGACATCAACGGACGTGGCCACTTCTCCTCTCAATGGCTCGTTGGTCCAGCATAGTCGACCTCCCTTTCGCGAACAGAACGGAGGCAGGACGTCGAGGAATGACTCATCCGGAGGGTCGGCGTCAATGGTGAAGATGCCTGGAAGAAGTTTCTCGTCAAAGTAGTCCATTTTTTGACCAACGGATTTCAGTTGATCCTCCCAGACGGCCACCGCGAGAGCCCTCTCAAATGGATTCAAGGGGCTTCCGGACGGCATCGGATGCGTCAAGGCGCTGGCGTACATTCCACAGATGTCATACACGTAGATGGGCTCGTGTAGAATTCCGATGTATGTGGGATAGCATCGACCCCCTCGAATGCTCTGTCTCACGTAATCATACATCTCGTTGGAGGGGGCCAGAAGCACCTCCCCCAGGTGTTGTCTCTCCGGCTTTTCTGCTCGGTACAGAATTTGTTTGAAGATGGCGTGTGAGTTTGAGCTGATGGTAGGTCTCTGAAATATGTTGAATGATGAATCAGGTAAGTTTACTTCGTTGGCGATGAACGACTGGTATGATTCCTGAAGTTTTCTGACCAGAGATGAGGTGACGAGCACATCCTGGGCGCAGTACGTGAGAGTGCTGGAGATGAGGTCGTAAGCCCCACATTTTTTTTCTCTCCACAGCTCCTTGTTGAGAGCGTACTCCTCCTGGTCTTTCCAGTACCTGAGAGAGGGGAATCCATCCTCGTCTTTCTGGTAAGTGCCCGTTCTGTAGAACTCGTTCACGGCTTCGTAAGGACAGCACCCCTTTTCTACTGGAAGATCGTACGCCTTGGCGGCGTTTCTGAGGCTGGTGTGCGTCAGCATCAGCGTGTCCCTCACCATCAGTTTGACAAACTGTTGCTTCATATCCTGCACCGCCATGCTTCCCCTCTCCCACTCTTGAAACTCCTTTCTCTTTTCAAACAACGGGTTGGGCAGCCCAAAGGTGATGTCATTGAAGAGGATTTTGCCGTTTCGAGGCATAAAGTTTCTACTGATCTTAAACGCCTTGATGGTTTTGGACTGGTGACAAATCACCTGCGCGGCCAGAACAATCTCATCAAAGCCGCTGATGTTGTGTCCGATGACGTACACTTCTATGAACCTCGGTTCGCCGCAGATCTTTTCCTTTTTGAGAACCTCGGGGGTGATGTCATCTACGGACCCCAGATTCAAACGGGCGGCGGTCTCGACGAGATGAGGGTTCTGTGACAGAAATGTCTTCCAAAGGTCTTGTGTGACTCTGTTTTGCAGTTCGTCTCTAAATGATTTGAACATTCTCCCTACTGCGGACTTTTGGGGGTTGAGATAGTAGAATGTGTGTTTTTCTGTCCAAGGGCACCAGTTCAGATCCTGGGCTACGGACTCTGCCACCTTTACCAGGTGCGGTTCCCCAGAAATGTGGAATACGAGCAGGAAGGGCACCAGCTGTTTACCGTGTTTACCGTGCCAGGTGTAGGTCTCCACATCGTAGGTGATGTATAATCTCTCGGTTTCTCTGTAAGAGCCCAGAGGTTGGAAAGGGATATTTTCCCACCAGTCAGAGGATTTGTGGTGGACGTGGTGAAAATAAAAGTCTCTTCTTCTGACTGAGCATGTGTGAGATGTTTTGAAGAAATCACCACAGTATTCACATTTTTGAGTGTCCTGGATCTCTTTAATAAGATACACCTTGCCCTGTTTTAGGAGAAATTGGATGTCGAAGTGGGCTTTTGGTTCTCTTATCTCCACCTGCTTCACACTCACTCGTCCTCTGTTGTAGACGACCACAGAGCCCTCTCTAGGAGCCAATAGTTGGAGGACGTCGCTCACGTTTGACGTGGAGATGGGGGGCAGCGGCGGTAGTTGCAGCAAGTGAAGGTGGAAGAGGTTTTCTAGGGCTTCTAGGGTTTTAGAGTGGAATTTTATGTCAACGTGAGTGCCGTCCTCCAGTGTGCCGGAGGCGCTGAGGGTGGCTCTCTTGGCCACCAGGTTTCCCCTCACTGGGCCGGATCTAGCGGGACGGCCGCGTGCTGTTCCGGCATAGGTCTGCCTTCCTGTCTCAGCCTCGTCGCCGTGGCCACGACCCTTTTGTTGATGTTTTGGATGTCCCTCTGCCCCGAGAAGACGACCGGACCCGTCAGACGGAACCTGAAAGATATTTCCATAGAGTCAATTTCAGAATCGTTAGAAGCGACCTGCCTCAAAATCTCTGTGACATCTCCACTGTTTTCGTGGAAAGCGATGTCCGCCATGAATCTCTCAATCTCATCTTCTTCTAATTCCCCTCTTCCGGCTCTTTCAACGGTGGCCGCCAGGTCCACCTGAACGCGGCTCATGATGTTGGAGAAGGCCTGCTCTCCGTTTTCGTTCCACACACGGCTGTAGACCATGTGACCGGAGGCGTCTCTGGCCCGCATCACGACCTGCGCCAGGTTAAGCATGACATATCTCCCGAATGGAGAGGCCAGGCGCAGGTTGTGGTGGAGATAATTCAGCGTGGTGGCTATGTGCTCGGTCACAAAAAAATACATGACCCATCTACGGAGAGCGATCTCGCTGAGCTCCCCCATGGCCTCCAGTCTCTGTATGACGCTGTAGAATTCCACGGCGAAGTTGAAAAACTGCTGCGTTCTGGCCGAGACCGTGAGCTCTTCTTCCAGGGCTCGCACGGCCCCAGCGACGGCTGCCCTGACCTCTTCTTCGAAGCTGGTGGGTGGAACCTCAGGCTCCTCCTCCATCTCCACTTCAGGAGAGATCTGAGGAGGGGAGGCGGCTCTTCTTCGCCTCCGCCTGATGGGCAGTCTATCCACAAACTGCTCGATCATCTCGCCCCTGGCTCTGCGCATGCTTTCTGTGACGGCTCTGCCGCCCTCTCGCGGCCTAAGTTGGAAAGCCCCTCCTGATAAGGCCTCTCCAAAGCAAGACGGGAGTCCGAGGGCGGCGATGACACATTTTGTTAATGTCTGCGCAGGCACTTCTTGAAGTCTGGGAGTGATATCTTCGGACCCTCCGAACTTTTCCACGAAGGCTTCTAACCAGTAGCAGTCGCAAGGTAAGTTGAGCTCTTCTTCTTGATGTTGGGTGTGGTTTTGCAAGAGGAAGTTGAAGTATGCCGACTTTAGCTTGCGAATGGTTTGAAGGATGACGAGATCCTTTCTCCCAGAGTTCTGTGCGCGAATGCGGTCAGCCAGTCCCCAGGCCCTGTCTTGGCAGACTCCGATGTCCTTGGACTGCTCCTGCAGCAAATATTCAACCGGGACGTCAAGGTCCTGGTCCATGTGTGTTCTGCCAAAGCCCCTGAGGGGCTGGAGTAGCGATAGGTCGGCCACGATTCTCTCTGCCAGGATAGACTGCTGAACGGATGTCAGAGTTTCCTCAAAATTGTCCATATCTATGAAGCGGTGGTAGGCTCCGGTGTTGATGGTGTAAGAACAGTTGGCCATGACGGACCAGTTCACGGTCTGTGAGCCGAATTGCACCTGCTCCGTGTACTTGAGGCGGCTGTAGGCGCGCGTGTCAAAGATGTAATCGTTGCAGATCTGTACCAGTTTCTGGTATCCAACCAGGAAATGAGGGGGAGGAAAGTTGTACAGGGGCCACCGCAGCGTGGCCGGCTCGCGCGGGGACAGGTTCATGAGCATGAGACGATGATAGTGGTAGATGAACCTGGACATCCATCCCAGACCAGACGGTGTGGTGGAGGCTCTGGCCCACTCTTGAACCCGGTTCCAGATGTTTCGTACCGGCCTGAAGAGCTCTATGGTGTACACGCTCTGTCCCGTTAGGCGTGCGCAATCGATAGCACTCTGTGGAGACAGATACGAATAAATGTACCCGGGGTCTGTGCAGATGCATCCAGTGTTGCGCCAGATGAAAACTCCAAACCCTAGCGCCGCCGCTTACGAGGACACGTACGCCCCTCCGGTCATCAATGAGGGGGAAGGAGTGGCCAGGCTTGACGCCGAGACCCCAGAACAGCATCCTCGAGTACAACTAAAAAAGGACTCTGGAGAGGCCTACGTGCCGCGCGCGAACTCTTTTAGGGAGCGGGAGGGGGAGGAGGGGGAGGGGGTGAGGCATGTGAGGTTCAGGTCCGGAGAGCAGATGAAGCTGGACAGAAGGAGGGTTCTTGAGGATCGCGATTTTGAGTTGGATGAGAGAACGGGGGTCAGTCCAGCCAGAGCTCACATGGCGGCGGCGGATCTGATGACCGCCTACCAGCAGACGGTGAAAGAGGAAGTTAATTTTCAAAAGACATTCAACAACAATGTGCGCACCCTGGTGTCCAGAGAGGAGGTGGCTGTGGGACTGATGCACTTGTGGGACTTTGTGGAGGCGTATGTGGGTAACCCGTCCTCCAAGGCTCTGACGGCGCAGTTGTTCTTGATTGTGCAACACTGCCGCGACGACGGTGTTCTCAAAGAGGCGCTTCTCAACATTGCCGAGCCGGAAGGGCGGTGGTTGTTGGATCTGATAAACTTGTTACAGACCATCGTGGTTCAGGAGAGGGCTCTGAGTCTGACGGAGAAAGTGGCCGCCATCAACTACTCCGTCATTACGCTGAGCAAACACTACGCTAGAAAGATTTTCAAGACGGTGTTTGTGCCCATAGACAAGGAGACTAAGATCACCACCTTTTACATGCGGGTGGTGGTAAAAGTTCTGGTGCTGAGCGACGACCTAGGCATGTACCGCAACGAGCGCATGGAGAGGGTGGTGAGCTCTTCCCGGAGGAGGGAGATGAGCGACCAAGAGTTGATGATTTCTCTCAGGGAGGCGCTGGCAGGCGGAGATGATTCAGACGAGGAGGGGCAGGGCCCGCCTGCGCAGCCTACCCCGTTCCGGCCTCGTCGTCCGGCCATAGAGTGGGCGGATGAATACGAGGAGGATTAAGTCTCTGGTCTTGGTTACAGCATGTTTCCTCAGCGCCGCCGTCGCCGGGGCGCCCCAAACCCAGCGGCCGTTGCCAAGTTTCAGTCCCAACCCAACAACGACGTGGAATGGGCTGATGTTTTGAAACGTATCATGGCGCTGACCGCCAGAAACCCACAAGCTTTTGCCAGCCAGCCTTTCGCCAACCGCATCGAAGCCATTTTGGAGGCGGTGGTGCCTTCGCGAAAAAACCCCACCCACGAAAAAGTGTTGTCCATTGTGAATGCCCTCCTTCAGACGCAGGCCATACGTCCGGATGAGGGCGGTCAGGTGTATAACGCTCTTTTGGAGCGCGTCTCCAAGTACAACAGCGTGAACGTGCAGACAAACTTAGACAGGCTGGGTGAGGATGTGAGGAATGTCATCTCTGCCAAGGAGAGGATGCAGGCCTCAAATATGGGCTCTATGGTGGCCTTAAACGCCTTCCTCAGCACTCTGCCGGCGAATGTGGAGCGTGGGCAGGAGAACTACACGGCCTTTATCAGCGCCCTGAGGCTTTTGGTGTCGGAGGCCCCCCAGACGGAGGTCTACCAGTCCGGCCCCAGCTATTACCTGCAGACCTCCCGCAACGGTTCACACACGGTGAACCTCACGAAGGCTTTTGAGAACCTTCAGCCTTTGTGGGGGGTGAACGCCCCCGTGGCGGAGAGGAGTAACATCTCCACGCTGCTGACTCCCAACACCAGGCTCCTCTTGTTACTGATCGCTCCCTTTACGGATGGGGTGAACATTTCCCGAGCCTCCTATGTAGGATATCTGCTGACGCTGTACAGAGAGACTCTGGGCACCGCTCAGATGAGCGAGCGAACTTTCAACGAGATCACGAACGTGAGCCGCGCCCTAGGCGGGGAGGACAGCGCCAATTTGCAGGCCACGCTAAACTTTTTGCTCACTAACCGCCAAAACCGCCTACCCACCGAGTACTCTCTGACGGAGGAGGAGGAGCGCATCCTGCGTTTCGTCCAGCAGGCCGTTAGTCTTTACATGATGCAGACGGGGTCGGACGCTTCTGCGGCTCTCGATGAGACCAGCAGGAACTTCGAGCCCAGCTTTTACGCGGGAAACCGAGTGTTTATCAATAAACTGATGGATTACTTCCATCGCGCGGCCGCCGTCGCCCCTAACTACTTTATGAACGCCGTACTCAATCCCAAGTGGCTGCCCCCTCAGGGGTTTTACACGGGCGTGTATGACCTGCCGGAGACCGATGACGGTTTTGTGTGGGACGAGTCTAACGATGCCTTGTCTGAGGCGGGAGCCGCTGTTTACAACACCCCAGCCCCTGCGTCGGTGGGAAAAAAGGAAGGCGGGGACGATGTGTGGCGGGAAATGAATCTTCCATCTTTGCCGCCGCCTAAGCGCGTCAGGACACCCTCATCCGTGGGAAGCGATTACAGCCGTGGTAGGGTGCGCAGCCGCAGCTTTAGAGGACCTTCAGACTTTGAGGCGGAGCTTGACAGGTTGCTCAACAACAAGAACGTAAACGAGACCAGATATGCCATGAACAATGACTTGGAAAACTTGGTAGATAAGATGTCTCGCTGGAAGACATATGCTCAGGAGATGAGGGACCTTTCCGACGTGCGCCCGAAAGAGGAGGAAGAGGAGGAGGACTGGCGGCGGGACAGGTTTCTCAAGTTTGAGGGTAGCGGGCTGAAGCCCAACATGTTTGCGCACCTGAGACCCAAGGGCGTCAAGAAATAAAGACTTACCACGGACATGGTCTGGTTTTTGTGATTTTGCTAGATGAAAAGAGCGTCCGATCCTCCTCCCTCTTACGAGAGTGTGGTGGGAAGCCTGGATCCTCTGTTTGTGCCGCCGCGGTACCTGGGTCCGACGGAGGGAAGAAGCAGCATTCGTTATTCTCAGTTCTCCCCCCTCTATGACACCACCAAGTTGTACTTCATCGACAATAAGTCCGCCGATATCGCCACCCTCAACTACCAAAACAACCACAGCAACTTCCTCACCAGCGTAGTTCAGAACAGCGATTTTACCCCCCTGGAGGCTAGCACGCAGACGATCAATTTTGACGATAGGTCTCGGTGGGGAGCCGAGTTTAAGACCATCCTTCACACCAACATGCCGAACGTCACCGCTTTTATGTTCAGCAACTCCTTCCGGGTTCGCGTCATGACCGCCAAGAGCGGTGGCGTGGCCACCTATGATTGGGTGACGCTGAGCATACCGGAGGGCAATTTCTCCGACATCACGGTCATTGACCTCATGAATAATGCCATCACGGAGCACTATCTGGCCGTGGGGCGGCAGAACGGCGTCGAGGTGTCTGACATAGGGGTCAAGATAGACACCAGAAACTTCCGTCTGGGGTTTGACCCCGTGACCGGATTAGTCATGCCCGGGAAGTACACCAACATGGCCTTTCACCCAGATATCGTTTTGGCGCCGGGCTGCGCCATCGATTTCACCACCAGCCGCCTCAACAACCTGTTGGGGATACGGAAGCGGTACCCTTTTCAGGAAGGCTTCATCATCACCTACGAGGATCTCGTGGGGGGCAACATCCCGGCCCTGTTAGATGTGGAGAATTACGACGAGGCCGACCCCAATACCATTCAGCCTTTGAGGCATGACTCCAAGAACAGGTCTTACCACGTCGGAGAGGATTCGTCGGCCGGGGAAACCTTCACCTGGTACCGCAGCTGGTACCTGGCATACAACTACGGGGCGGACACGGGTATACGTAGCACCACGCTCCTCGTGAGCACGGATGTCACGTGTGGGGCGGAGCAGGTGTACTGGAGCGTCCCCGGCATGTATACCGAGCCGGTGACGTTTCGCGCCAGTCAGAACGTGTCCAATTACCCTGTGGTGGGGGCGGAGCTCCTGCCCCTGATGTCTAGGAGCTATTACAATGCTCAAGCGGTGTATGCTCAGATGATTCAAGAATCCACTAATCAGACCCTGGTTTTTAACCGCTTTCCCGAAAACCAGATTTTGGTGCGGCCGCCTGAATCCACTATCACCAGCATCAGTGAAAACGTTCCAACGCAGACCGACCACGGGACTTTGCCCATAAGAAACAGTATCTCGGGGGTCCAGCGTGTGACTCTCACGGACGCGCGCCGCCGAGCCTGTCCCTACGTTTACAAAAGCATAGCCATAGCTCAGCCCAAGGTCCTCTCTAGCAAGACCTTCTAGATGGCCGTTCTCATTTCTCCTAGCAATAACTCCGGCTGGGGTCTGGGTTGCCGCGGCATGTACGGCGGCGCCCGCTCCATGTCCGAGACTCACCCGGTGCTGGTGAGGAGGCACTACCGCGCCTCATGGGGCAGCAGGAAGGGGCGAGCTCCTAGCGCGCGCATGACGATCACGGACGACCCCGTGGCCGACGTGGTGAACGCCATCGGCCCTGGCCGGAGGCGGCGTAGACGCTCCAGGCTCAGAAGCGCCAGGGTGGCCATTCGCTCGGCCTCCAGGAGCGTGCGCGCGGCCAGAGCCCTGCTGCGGCGAGCGAGGCGACGTCTGGCCCTCCGTGGGCGCATGCGCATCACCAGCGACCCGGTGGCGGATGTGGTCAGGGCCGTGCAGGCGACCGTGACTCAGACAGCACCCGCGGCCCCCGCCGCGCCGGCGGTGGTCGTCTCCGCCCCTCGTCGCAGCGCCAGAATCGCCGCTCGTAGTGTCGCTGGGTCGGGCAACATCGTCTGGGTCCGCCGTCGCTGATGACCTGTCTTAATAAAAGACTCGTTTGCTGCATCACACAGCGCGTCTTCGTCTTTGAACACCATGTCCTCGCGAAAAATCAAAGAAGAGATGCTTGAGATCGTGGCGCCAGAGATCTATGGCCGGCGCCGGAGGGGTGTTAAGATCGAGACTAAGATTAAGTCCGAGCCCTTAAAGCAAGAGATAAAGTCCAGGCGCAAGAGGAAGCGCGCTGGCATGGACTCGCTAGATGAGGTGGAGGTGGTGGGCGTCACCGCCAAAAGGCGTCCTTATCAGTGGAAGGGTCGCCGCGTCAGGCGCGTCCTGCGCCCCGGGACGGCCGTGGTCTTTTCCCCTGGAGTCAGAACCCACCAACGCGGCTTTAAGAGACAGGCCGACGAGATGTATGCCGACGCCGACATTTTGGACCAATACGCGGCCGGGGAAGGAGAGTTTAGATACGGGAAGAAGGCTAGGGAGGAGACGGCGGTGGTTCTCGACACATCCAACCCCACCCCCAGTCTGCAGCCGGTGACGCCGCAGCTGCCCGTCGTCACGCCTCGCCAGGCCGCTAAGAGGGGTGCCAGCGCCGTAACCACGGTACAGGTGTTGGCCCCCAAAAAGCGCCGCATAGACCAGGTGGCCACGGATGATGTTTTCATGAGGCCCACCGTCGTTCCTGAAAACCTGACCGAGATGTCTGAGGTTCCCCCGGGGACGGCCTTTCTTTTGCCCGCCAGGGCCGTTGCTAGGCCCAGACGGCGCAGGGTTCCAGTTGCATCAAACATGGATTCCATTATGATAGTGGACGAGGGCCCCAAACCCGCCGAACCGATGATTGTAGAGGAGGTCAAGGTGAGGGACGTGAAGCCCGTGGCCCCCGGAATAGGCGTTCAGACGATCGATGTCAAAGTGCCCGTGAAGAAACCGGAAATGGTGGACATAGGCGTGGAAACCGATAGAACCCCTTACACCAACATCCGTCTTCACCCCTCCCAGCTAGGGATTCCTAAATCGTCCAGGGTGAGGCGGACTACTCGCAGGCGCAGACGCAGAGTAAGGTCCAGGCCCGCCTACGCCCCCCTCCCGCCTCAGGCTCCGCCCACCAGACCCCGTCGTCTGCCACGGTCTCGCATCCTGCTTCCGGCTGTGCGCTATCATCCGAGTATCCGCTCTGACCCCCGGACGGAGACGGCCATCTGGCGTTGATGACCTAAATAAAAAACTTGCTCTACGTGTATACGTTTAGGCTCTTAATTGACGATGACCGGAGTTCAGCGACTCACCTATCGGGTTCGCGTCCCAGTGTCGACCCGCATCACCCGATACCGACGCAACGGAAGACTGGTCCGGCGGCCTTTGCGTCGCCAGCGGATGAGCGGAGGCTTTTTGCCGGCGCTGGTTCCGATCATTGCCGCGGCCATCGGGGCCGTTCCGGGCATCGCTTCTGTGGCCTTGCAGGCTTCCAGACGTTAAAGATGACCCTAATCGCGTGACTGTGTCCCAGACTCATTCTTATATTTCTTTGTGCGCCAGCGTCGGAGCGTCCTGACCATGGAAGACATAAATTTCTCGGCCTTGGCCCCCAAATACGGGTCGCGTCCCCTGCTTAGCGAGTGGTCCGACATCGGCACCAGTTCCATGAACGGTGGCGCTTTCAACTGGGGCGGTCTGTGGAGCGGTCTGAAAAATTTTGGCAGCTCCATCTACTCCCTTGGCAGTCGAGCCTGGAACAGCAACACCGGTCAGATGCTGCGTCAGCAGCTTAAGGACACCAATTTACAGGACAAACTAGTTCAGGGCATCGCCTCCGGTATCCACGGCGCCGTGGATCTGGCGAACCAGGAGATTCAAAGAGCCGTTCAGAAGCGACTGGAATCTCGACCGGTGCCAGATGCGCTGGTGGAAGAGGTCAGGTTGCCGGCGGAGGAGATGATTGTGGAACAGCCTTCGCCCGGCTCGAGCGTCGGCGCTACTGTGGAGAGTGTCAGCAAGAAGCGCCCGTCTGACACGGAGGAGCTGGTCATCCGTTCCGAAGCCCCGCCTTCCTATGACGACCTTTACCCCAACACCCCCTCCCCCGCGTCCGTGACTTCCGCACCCACAGCGGTGCCCCCCGCCGCCCCCGTGGTGATTCCTCAGCGCAGACCGGCCTCCGTGGCTCGTCCCCCTAGACAGAATCGAGGATGGCAGGGAACCCTGAATAGCATCGTGGGATTAGGTGTGAGAAGTGTGAAACGAAGACGCTGTTTTTAAGTTCTCCGCTGCTCTCTCCAAGCGCGCGTCTGCCCAGTGATCATCTTTGAAGATGGCGACACCTTCGATGATGCCCCAGTGGTCGTACATGCACATCGCCGGCCAGGACGCCTCCGAGTACCTGTCCCCCGGCCTAGTGCAGTTCGCCCAGGCCACAGAGACCTACTTTAAGCTGGGCAACAAGTTTAGGAACCCCACCGTTGCGCCCACTCACGATGTGACCACGGAGCGTTCGCAGCGGCTACAGCTGCGGTTTGTGCCGGTGGACAGAGAAGACACGCAGTACACATACAAGACGAGGTTCCAGCTGGCGGTTGGCGACAACAGGGTGCTGGACATGGCCAGCACCTACTTTGACATTCGGGGGGTGATCGACAGAGGCCCCAGCTTCAAACCCTACAGCGGCACCGCTTACAACCCCTTGGCCCCCAAAGCTTCCGTCAATAACACAATGTTTGAGAACAGCAACAACCCTGACCAAATAAGGTCGATGGCGCAGGCTTCTTTTGCAACACCCATAAATGATGATACAGGTGCAATTGAAATACCAAATCAAATAATTGATTTAAATTATCAGCCCGAACCACAACTTGGTGAAGAGAGTTGGGTATCTGATGTTATAGATAAACCAACACAAGCCGCTGGAAGGATTCTTAGTGCTAACAATGACCCAATTCCTTGCTACGGTTCTTATGCGAGACCAACTAACCAAAATGGAGGACAGGCCACAGCGGCCGTTGAAACCATTAACTTTAAAGCAGGCAACGCTGCTGGAATTCCAGACACAGGATTTGTCATGGAGGACGTTAACCTGACTGCTCCTGACACACATCTTGTGTACAAAGTATCTGAAGAAGATGCTGGAAAAACACCAGCTTTAGGACAACAGGCTGCTCCAAACAGAGCAAACTACATTGGTTTCAGAGATAATTTCATAGGGTTAATGTACTATAACAGCAATGGAAATCTTGGAGTGTTGGCAGGTCAGGCTTCTCAACTTAACGCCGTTGTTGACTTGCAGGACAGAAACACAGAATTGTCATATCAGTTGATGTTGGATAGTTTGTATGACAGAAGTAGGTATTTCAGTATGTGGAATCAGGCTATTGATTCTTACGATCAGGATGTGCGCGTCATTGAAAATAATGGCGTTGAGGATGATATGCCTAATTATTGTTTTCCTTTAAGTGGCATAAACACCGGAGCTACTTCTGTTCAAGTATCATTGAATCAAAATAACTGGGTAGCTACAAACGGTGCTTCTGTTAATAATTACATAAACATTGGTAACTTGGACTGCATGGAAATCAACCTAGCCGCCAACCTATGGAGAGGTTTCCTGTACTCCAACATCGCCCTTTACTTGCCTGATGACCTGAAGTTCACACCTCCGAATGTCGTGCTGCCGGAAAACACCAACACCTATGCCTACATGAACGGCAGACTCCCAGCAGGAGGGTTGGTGGACACTTATGTCAACATCGGTGCCAGGTGGTCCCTCGATGTCATGGATAACGTCAACCCATTCAATCATCACAGAAATGCCGGACTGCGCTACAGGTCCCAGCTTCTGGGGAACGGCAGATACTGCCAGTTTCACATCCAGGTTCCTCAGAAATTTTTTGCCATCAGAAACCTTTTACTTCTTCCGGGGACATACACCTACGAGTGGTCTTTTCGTAAAGATGTCAACATGGTTCTTCAGAGCACCCTGGGGAACGATCTCAGGGTCGACGGCGCTTCCATCAGAATAGACAGCGTGAACTTGTACGCCAGCTTCTTCCCCATGGCCCACAACACGGCTTCTACTCTGGAGGCCATGTTGAGAAACGACACCAACGATCAGTCCTTTATTGATTACCTGTCGTCAGCGAACATGCTGTACCCCATCCCCGCCGGGGCTTCTAACCTGCCCATCTCCATTCCTTCTCGCAACTGGGCCGCCTTTAGGGGTTGGAGTTTTACGCGCCTCAAACAAAGAGAAACGCCGGCTCTGGGGTCGCCGTTTGATCCCTACTTCACGTATTCAGGGACCATCCCCTACCTGGATGGCACTTTCTACCTCAACCACACGTTCAGAAGGGTTTCCATCCAGTTTGACTCCTCCGTGCAGTGGCCCGGCAATGACAGACTTCTCACTCCTAACGAGTTCGAGATAAAACGAACAGTGGACGGGGAAGGATACACCGTGGCCCAGTCCAACATGACCAAAGACTGGTTCCTGGTGCAGATGCTGGCTAACTATAACATAGGTTATCAAGGATACCACCTCCCTGACGGTTACAAGGACCGAAACTACTCCTTCCTGAGAAATTTCCAACCCATGTGTCGCCAAGTGGTGGACACGGCCAACTATGCCGCTTACCAAAACGTCATGCTGACAAACCAGCACAACAATTCAGGATTCTCAGGGTTTGCCAGCGCCGCTCTTCCCCGAGAAGGCCATCCTTACCCAGCTAACTGGCCCTATCCTCTCGTGGGAGCTAATGCCGTTCCTACCATCACACAGAGGAAGTTTTTGTGCGACAGAACCATGTGGAGGATTCCGTTCTCCTCCAACTTTATGTCCATGGGATCGCTCACAGACCTCGGTCAGAACCTATTGTATGCTAACTCCGCTCATGCGTTGGACATGACGTTCGAGGTGGATGCGATGGAGGAGCCTACTCTGCTCTACATTCTGTTTGAAGTGTTTGATCTTGTGCGTGTACACCAGCCACACAGAGGCGTCATCGAGACCGTGTACCTCAGAACCCCATTCTCTGCCGGTAACGCGACCACATAATGGGTTCCACAGAAGAGGAACTACGCGCCATCGTGAGAGACCTTGGCGTGGGTGCCTACTTCCTGGGAACATTTGACAACCGGTTTCCAGGTTTCCTAAACAAGGACAAAATGAGCTGTGCCATTGTAAACACCGATGCCAGAGAAACGGGTGGTAGGCACTGGCTGGCCCTGGCGTGGTACCCACCCAAGAGAAGAGTGTACTTCTTCGACCCATTTGGTTTTTCAGACGCCAAGCTAAAACAAATTTACCATTTTGAGTACGAAGGACTACTTAAGAGGAGCGCCCTCAATGGCGACCGTTGTGTGGAGTTAGAAAAGAGCACGGACACCGTGCAGGGTCCCTACAGCGCCGCCTGTGGGCTTTTTTGTTGCATGTTCTTACACGCCTTTGTCAACTGGCCCCACACACCAATGGACCGCAACCCTACCATGGACCTACTCACTGGAGTCCCCAACGGATGTCTCATGTTGCCCAAATGTCAGGACATTTTAAGGCAAAATCAAGCGAACCTGTATCGTTTTTTGGCCCATCATTCCTCGTACTTTCGCTCACACCGCCCCCAGATTGAACGCAATACGGCTTTTGATAAAATGATTCAAGAATCTCAATAAATGACAAACTTTATTGAAATCATCTGTGTGTATGTGTGGTGAATGTTTAGAACAGACAATCGTCGTCGTCATGCTGCCCGGTGGGTAGGATGGTGTTCTGAACCTGATACTGCGGGTGCCATCTGAATTCTGGAACAGACAGGTTGACCTTGGTTCCGATGATATTCTGCCACATTTGCTTGGCGAGCTGCAGCGCAGACACCACATCCGTGGAGCTTATCTTGAAATCACAATTCTTCTGAGGGTTGGCCTTGGTGTTTCTAAACACTGGGTTGCAGCACTGAAACACGAGCACCGCTGGGTGGTCGAGAGTGGCTAAAACCTTCGGGTCGTCAATCAGGTTTCTGTCGATGTTGCCCGCCGTAGACATGGCAAACGGGGTCACCTTGCACGTTTGCTTGCCAAGAAGCGGCAGGTGGTTGGCTCCGTAGTTGCACTCGCAGACCAGAGGCATGAGGAGGTGAGACTCGGCCGTTGCCATGTTGGGATAGATGGCCTTGACGAAGGCGGCGATCTGGCGGAAAGCGGTGACAGCTTTTGGCCCGTCAGAGTAGAAATAGCCGCAAGACTGAGGACTGAAAGTATTGATGGGCGATTTTGCGTCGTTAACGCAGCACATGGCGTCGCTGTTGCGGATCTGCACCACACTGCGTCCCCATCTGTTGGTGACAATCTTGGCCTTCTCTGGGGTTTCCTTGAGAGCTCTCTGCCCGTTTTCGCTGTTGATATCCATCTCCACCAACTGCTCCTTGTTTATCATGGCCATTCCATGCAGACAGTGAAGTCTGTCTCCGCACTTGTGGTTCCACACCACACATCCCGTCGGGTTCCAATCCGGTGTATTTAGCTCTGCTTCTCTGATCACAAAATCGAACAGAAACCTGGCCATCACCGTTAGAAGAGACTTTTGAGTGGAGAAGGTCAGCTGGATGAATTTCTTTCGATCGCTCATCCAGGCCTGCGCTGCCTTTTTAAAGCATTCCATGGTAGCGTGGTCCGGCAGCAAGGTAAGATCCTTGGTGTCTACCTTCAGAGGCACCATAAGACTCATGGCCACATCCATGGCCTTCTGCCACTTCACCTCGTTTCTATCCAGAAGGAGCTTTGAGGATTTGACGGACGTGGAAGGTGTCTCCTCGTCCGTGTCTGACAGCACCCTAGCTCGTTTCTTGTTGCTTTCATCGTGGGACTTGGCCGCTCCATCAAGTTTGTCTCCGTCGGCCTTCCTTCTCCTCGCTATCTTCTTAGGCTTTGGTTGGTCGTCGATGACGAGCCTGGGCTCGTCGTCGGCGCTGCTGTCGGAGACATCCTCATAGTGATTGCGGCTCATCTTTTCTAGATGGAGAATCGAGAAGAAAGTCACGAAACGCATTCGAACGCGTCTGAAGGGGATCTAAGGCTAGAGGATGCTCTAGAACCTACTCCAGAGCAGGAGGAAGCTCCAGTTATGGAGCTTTATATCAACGATGACATACTGAAGAGGCATCTTGAAAGGCAGAGCCGAATTGTCAAGGAGAGTTTAGAGGATAGATTGGAAATACCCACCACGGTGTCGGAGCTGAGTCAGGCTTATGAAATCAATCTTTTTTCTCCGAAAATTCCTCCAAAGAAACAAGAGAACGGAACGTGCGAGCCCAACCCCAGAATCAATTTCTACCCTCCCTTCCTGATCGCCGAGGCTCTAGCCACCTACCACATTTTCTTCTTCAACCACAAGATACCCCTTTCCTGCAGGGCCAACAGACCCTCTGCAGATAGGGACCTCTTGCTCACTCAAGGAGCCACCTTACCTGATTATCCTACAACGGACCGTGTGTCCAAAATCTTTGAGGGTTTAGACGCTAAAGAGCCTCTGGCGGACAACGCTCTGCAAGACAAGCAAGACAGCGCCTTAGTGGAACTGAAAAACGATTCCCCCAGGCTGGCGGTTATAAAGAGAAGTACGTCGCTGACGCACTTCGCTTATCCCGCCATAAATCTGCCGCCAAAAGTCATGAGTTGCGTCATGGAAGATTTAATCGTGAAAAAACTGGAAAGGTTAAAGGAGGACGAGCCACAGGAAGAAGGCGGGCTTCCCGTGGTAAGCGACGAGGAACTCTCCCGCTGGTTGGGCTCTAACGACGCCGCCCTATTGGAGGAGCGCCGAAAAACAATGCTGGCTGTTGTTTTGGTCACCGTCCAATTGGAGTGCATGAAAAGAATGTTTACCAGCCGATTCATGATGAAAAAAATAGGCGAGACGGTGCACTACACATTCAGGCATGGCTACGTGAAGCAGGCTTGTAAGATTTCGAACGTGGAGCTGCCCAACCTCGTCTCCTACATGGGAATTTTGCACGAAAACAGACTCGGCCAACACGTACTCCACAACTCCTTAAAGGGGGAGGCCAGGCGAGATTACATCAGGGACACCATCTTTCTCATGCTGCTGTACAGCTGGCAAACGGGGATGGGGGTGTGGCAACAGTGTTTGGAGAGCGAAAACGTCAAGGAACTGTCAAAAATTCTCAAGAGACACAAGAGGAGTCTCTGGTCAGGATTTGACGAAAGGACCATAGCTAGTGATCTGGCCAATCTCATCTTTCCGGAAAAACTTCTTTCCACGCTACAAGCTTCTCTGCCAGATTTAACGAGCCAAAGCATGATGCAGCAATTTAGAAACTTTACCCTCGAAAGGTCTGGCATTCTTCCGGCCTGCTGCAACGCCTTTCCCACGGACTTTGTACCCATCACCTATAAAGAATGCCCACCCCCTCTCTGGGGATACTGCTACCTCATGAGGCTGGCCAACTTTATCATGTTCCACACCGATGTGGCTTACAACATGGAAGGGGAGGGCTTGTTCGAATGCTATTGCCGGTGCAACCTTTGCACCCCTCACCGATGCTTGGCCACCAACACCGCCCTGTTAAACGAGGTTCAGGCCATCGGCACTTTCGAACTTCAAGGTCCACCAAACGAGGATGGGTCCATGCCACACCCACTCAAACTCACGGCCGGCGCCTGGACGAGCGCCTACCTTAAAAAGTTTGAGGAAAAAGACTACTGTCACCACACCATCCAATTTTACGAAGACCAATCAAAAGCACCCAAAGCAGAGTTGACCGCCTGTGTCATCACTCAAGCCGCCATCCTCGCCCAATTACATGACATTAAAAAAGCGCGGGAAAACTTCCTCCTTAAAAAGGGGCACGGGGTATACCTCGACCCACAGACCGGAGAGGAACTCAACACGTCCACCCCCTCCGCCGCCAACAATGCCGAAGCTAAAAACTCCTCGACCGGGTTCCCTAAATCTGACAAACCCCATCATGAAGAAGAGCAGAAAAACCAAACAGATTCTGCCGCCGCCTCCTCCAACTCCAGAAGAAGAGGAGATTATAGACGAGGAGGCCGAGGAATGGGACGAAGAGAGCATGGATTCTCAGGAAGGATTGGAAACCATCGAAGAGCTGGAGGAAGGGGAAATCCCTCCTACCCCTCCAACCATTCCCAAAAAGCAGCGTAGATGGGATCAGAAACCCGAATTGATCAACGCGCAGACCGGAGGTAAGGCCGAGTCAAGATATAAGTCCTGGCGCAGATACAAAAATATTATTTATAAAACCCTGATGGCCAGCGGCTACGACGTCTCTTTCGCGCGCCGCTATCTTCTGTTCAGACACGGGGTCAATATTCCGAAAAATGTAATCCATTACTACAATTCCCACTGCAGAAACCAAGACCCCGAAGAAGTCTGGAAGGAAATCCATCCAGTCTGCCAATATATCCAAAGAACCAGCGACGACCAGAGCGCTAAGAGCTAGGATCTTTCCCACGTTGTATGCCATCTTCCAGCAGAGCCGCGGAGTAGACAGCAACCTCAAGGTTAAAAACAGATCACTTCGCTCTCTCACCAAAAGCTGCTTGTATCACAACCAGGAATCTCAGCTTCAAAGAACCTTAGAGGACGCTGAAGCTCTCCTTCACAAGTACTGCTCCGGTCTGACTGCCTCCTCTTATAATGAGTAAAGACATCCCCACCCCTTACGTGTGGACCTATCAGCCTCAGCTAGGTCAGGCGGCTGGCGCGTCACAAGACTACTCCACCCGCATGAATTGGCTAAGTGCCGGACCGTCAATGATTGACCAGGTGAATCAGATAAGGGTGGAACGCAATAATATTTTATTGCGGCAGGCGGCGGCCACGGAGACGCCCAGGTTAGTGCGGAATCCACCCAACTGGCCCGCACGCTACCTGTACCAGCCCATGGGTGCGCCGCAAACAGTGGAACTTCCGCGTAATGAGTTACTCGAAACCGTCATGACTAACTCTGGAATGCAGTTGGCGGGCGGAGGTCGCACTACCTGCGGTATAAAAGGAGCACACCTGAGCGGCTCAGGTATTCAGCTCAACGGAGAGCTACCGAGCGCCTCTTGGCTGAGACCTGACGGAGTCTTCCAGCTAGCTGGTGGCAGCCGTTCTTCTTTCAGCCCAGGCGTCAGCACTCTGCTGAGACTAGAACCATCTTCCTCCCTACCGAGATCCGGTGGGATTGGAAGCACCCAATTCGTTCAAGAGTTTGTTCCAGCCGTCTACTTTCAGCCTTTCTCCGGACCACCTGGAACATATCCTGACGAATTCATCTACAACTACGACATAGTCTCTGACTCTGTCGACGGTTATGACTGATAGAGACGCCAGACTTGCTGTCACCGCTCTCTCATCCCTGCATCAAGAGACCTGCAAGAGAAGCCACTGCTTCACCAAGGCCGACCTCAACCTAGCCTACTTCTGTGTGCTGCCCAGCGACCTTGAAGATGATTGTGTGCCTGACTCCCTCCAAGTCGGACACGGGCTTCGGCTTGAGCTTCCGTACTGCTTCAAAAGCTTTTTCATCTTTAAGGGAGGAAAAAAATACCTCTGCAGCGAACACCTCCAAAATGGCCACCTCAAAGTCTCGTGCGACTGCGCCTCCCCTGGCGCCCATCTCGACATGTTTGACACACTTTGCCAGCTGTATAACAACACTGCTCCTCGTCCTGATTCTGTCTCATCTGACTCCGACGACTGAAGCCGCCCAGCCAGAAGTGCGCATCAAGGCGGTCACTTACGACTGGCTGTGTGTGCTTGACATCAACTGCACTCACCAGCAGCCTGTACACTTAAAATGGAAGGGGTATGATTACAAGACAAGCCATCTCACCATCAAAGCAAACTCAGACATCTCAGACGAGCCCGTCATGTGTACCACAGACAACCATCCCAGAGAAACGGCCACTGTTGACATTCGAGACCACTGCAAATTTCCACCGACCGTTAGATACATGCTGAAGAAAGTCCTACCCATCTACTTCACCTTTCTGTCAGGTGTGATGCTATGTCTCGTGTTTCCTGCAGCTAGATACCCATCACTTCTGTCGGCTCTTCCAGTTGCCATGGCTAGCACCACATCTAGCATCACTACTGATGTGAGTACTCTGTCAAACTACTCCAGCGAACAATCTACAACCGAACATCCAACCACAGCAAATTCACAGCCTTACACGGCCGTGGAGAAGACACTGCTTGCTTTGATTCCGATCCTCATTGCCTGCATTGTAATGGTGCTTGTTTTCACATTTCTGCTAAAGAAGAAACAGAAGGAAGTAAATGACGCTGGAGTCTACCCCATATACAGACCAAGAAGGTCGTCATCCATGTCAAAGCTAACACTTATTACTACACTGTGTTTACTGGCAACCGCAAACTGCGAAAAACACTACAAATCTTATGTTGAAGGAGAAAACGCCTATCTTGAAAATCTATTTAACAACTACTGTGAGCTAAAGTGGTATTGGTTTTATACGAGACATGAGGGATATGTTTTGGCAAAACGCGATGGCGACCACACTCGTACATTTGATTTAAAACCAAAAAACATGTATGTAGATGAAGATACTTTTGACCTGATTATAAGAAACATTGAAGTAAAAAACACTGGAATGTATGAAGTAGAATATCACTGTGGCACATATACAAGGTCTGAGTACTATGTAGTCACAGTTCTTCCAAACATCGCAGAATCATCTCTAAACGTTGAATCTGTGTCTATCAACGGCAGCATTTGTCAAATCTCTTTACATTGTGGCATCGAGAACAACTTAGTGGAAACAAGAATTATATATGAGGACAATGTCATTAGTGACAACAATCTTATGCTCAGCTTGAACATCTCTAAAGAACCCAGCACACTCACTTGCTTTACTAACACTTCTAAACAATCTGTAAAACTAAGTTTGAATATATCTGATTATTGCAAACAACCTAATTCAAAACATGAAAAAATCATCCTAAGTGAAGATTCTTCAGAAAATGAAAAGAAGCAAATAATCGTTTTTTCGGTCACAGCGGCAGTTGCATTCCTAATGATTATTCTACTGATAATATCTTTCAAACCAAGACTTTGCTTCGGAACTCCAGTATATGCAGTCGTATTGGCTGCCACAGGGGCAGAAGCCTCAAATTGTACTTGTGCTGATGTTAACAACGATTGGTCATATGTCCTAGTTATCATTCTTTCAACTCTAACTTGTATCAGTCTAATTGTTGGAATTCTAAAGATTATTTTTCTTTGCCTCTTCCGCTGCCCAGGCAATCATGATGATGATGATGTCTAATTGAAATCACTAATAAAGATTTCTAAACTAAAATTGGCTTTTTCGTTTTTAGCATGAAACGCGCAAAGAGATCAATACCTACAGACTTTGATCCGGTTTATCCATACGGGAACCCACCACTTAACATAATTCCTCCATTTTACAGTACAGATGGTTTTCAAGAGTTCCCAGTTACAACACTATCTCTTAAAGTAGACGACCCTGTTACCTTTTCCAACACTGGGGGCATCACACTGAAATTGGGTGGTGGTGTTAGCATCAACCAAAACGGAGAACTAGAATCATCGTCCGTACCAACTATACTAAATCCACCACTTGACAATTCCAACGGATCCCTTAGCTTAAATATAGGAGAGGGTTTACAGGAAAGCAATGGAGCACTTGTACTCTACAAAGAACCACCATTCATTTTCTCAAGCAACGCGCTAGGTATAGATTTGGGTAATGGCATGCAGCTATCGGCAGATAAACTGTCACTAAAATTGGGAAACGGCTTATCCTTTTCATCAGATGGCTCCTTACAAGTTCAAACTTCACCGCCTCTGATAAATGGGTCAAGTATTGGTCTAAACATCGCAAACCCTTTTTCAATAGACTCAAATCAGGCATTGTCTTTGCAAACGGAATCATATTTTTCTACAAACAACTCACTTTCTTTAAATGTTGGAGATGGATTGCAAACCACAAACAACCAGCTATCGCTTCAGGTGTCACCTTACTTTGGGTTTTCATCTGGGTCCCTGTCCTTATCCATTGCTAACATGATGAACCTCAGGAACAACACTCTAGGAGTAAATGTTGGCAACGGCCTGTTTGTTAATCCTTCGAACGCAATAGCTGTCAATGTTAGAGCGCCTTTAAACTATAGCGGTACTACAAAATCCGTAACCGTTGTAGCCGGACCAGGCCTCACCATCAGCGGGGAAACACTTGGCTCTGATATAAGAGTGAATGCTGGCAATGGGTTGTTTGCTGATACACAAAATGTAAGGGTAAAACTAGGTGCCGGGCTTATTTTTGACTCAAATGGAAATATTCAAGTAAATGTGGGTTCTGGATTGCAAATACAGAACAATGCTGTGGTGGTGGCCTCATCTACCAACACCTCCTCATCCATTGCAAGTTACTCAGCAAGTTCAGCATCTACTCCCACATCGACATCGCCCACTAGCGGGACATATCTCTACAACTATCAAATAGCCTTTAGTTGGGACATTGTAGAAACCGATCAAAACTATTTCATCTACACGCTCAGATGCACCGAGATTACGCCTCAAAATAATCAGGTCGAACTCAGCTTCACACCGACAGACCCAAACTTTATAAGTTTCTTTGACTACATAAACACGATGCACACCGTTGCGCATCAAATTTCTGGTTCTACTGTAACCAATATACCCATCACCGTGACGTACAGTAATTCTAGCAACCAACTGAGGATTATCTTCTCCTCCACGGTGGTTAAAAACCTAACAATGACACCTTGGGTGGCGAGCGTTGTCAGGCATAAAGCAACCATTACTAGTGGAAGTGCGTGGATGGGCACGGCTTGGTAGCCGGCTTACCTGTAAAGTTTAAACGCGTCCTCTCGTCCTCCGTCGATGTAAACCACACCTCCCTCCTCGAAACTTTGGTATTTGATGCGCAACCTCCTGGCTATTCTCCGAAATAGCGCAAACGGAATGTCAAATTCCCCCAAACATCTATCTTCGAAGAAAAGACGCATCTCTGATGATATGTCTCTGTTTGTGGTTTATATAAACGAGTCAGACAAAAATTCACGAATCATGTGTCTTGTTTATTTTTATTTCGTAACACATTTTACGATGAATGTTGTTGTCGGGCATCACCCTGGCAGTTAGTCCCCCTCCCCCAGTCCACTTCACGCGGTAAACAATCCGATCAAAAGGAAGTCCGTGCGTCAACGTCCTCCATCTCTGAAACTTCACGGCCCTCTCAAAACATTCAAACCCGGCGTCTGTGATGGACACGAAACCAGGCGGCTGCATCTCCAGTTCAGGAATCATGTCGAGAAGGTGTGACGTGGAGCGTTTCTTTCGTTTTGAAGCAGTCGGCATTTCGGGCAGTCGCACCGATATTGAACCATTTCCACACAGCAGATGAGGTCCCCTCTCGCAAAGAGTTTCTCCTCCACAGGCGCCCTCTGTTTCAACCGAAGCTCCAGCGTGGGTTTCGTCTCCTCGTCCCATATGAGACATTGTGTCTCACAAAGTTCCTCAAGCACAGTGTCGTCAATAAAACATCTGACATGCCATCCAAAGGGAACATCAAAACAGACATCAAATTTTGCCAATGATACATCATCTTTGGTGACTAAAATATCCCTCTCTGCTCTCAGGTAGATGATTTTATCAACAAACACCGGTATGGGGTTCTCTTTCAAAAAGCGACACTGCACCCTCTGCTTCCTCTCCAACCACTGCTTCCACAGCAACTCGCCCATCTTAGCGCGTCGCCTTTCCAACCTAAGCTTGTTCCTGGGCTCACAGCTCTCATGCCCACACTCATCATAATCACAGGCGATGTATCTGTACATCACGATAGGGGTTCCCGCCTGTAACATCACAGGATCCTCCTTCCAATGTGGAAGCTGTACATACACCTTGGGGACCCAACTGGCTAAGTCTGCATAATAGGGTTCCAGACAGATATCCTCACCACACAAATTTGACAATTTGGCAAATCCCACCCATCCATCTGGGTTTGTGATTTTAATATCAGTAAAAACCACACATTTTCTTTCTCTGGTGACCTCAATGGGCTCTTCTAAGCGCAAGTGCACCCTGCTTCCTCCGTCAGTAAACACCGGATGGTGCACTGTCTTCTCTCCGACTCGGAGCTCAATCTCTGGCTCTGTCATTCTGCAAAAAATATTTTCACACTAAAGAGGGGTTCTCCGGGCTCCAGATAAATTACATCCTCGCTCCACTCAAACATTCTCACTTTTATGTTTTTGATAAGATTTGGTTCGTGTTCCATGTCTACATATAGACCATAAACCTTGCTGGCCACAGAATACGTGAATCCATCGGGAATAAAAATCTCATTGTCCAGGAGCAGCTCGTCATCCTGAAATGGAAGGAAAACAGACTCCTGGGATGTATACAGTGTCGCCTCGGTCTCGCTTTCAAAAGTGTATGTGGCTCCATTCTGGCCGGCGTAGATAAACAAACCCAGCTTCATCTACAAACAAATACACGGATGTTTGGTGAGAAGGTATCTCAACACGCGTTGTCTTTCTACCTCCCTTCCGCTGGGTCTGATGTCTAACAAATCACACGCATCGGCCATGCTACGGAGAAGTGCGCGAGTTCTACGAGCGCAGCAATGTATGTATTCATTAACCTCATCTGCACATCGTCGGCAAATGAGGACCACATACCAACTAGTGTAACCGAGGCAGTACACAGCGTCCTGAATGTCTAACTCTGTGACACGAACCAAATCTGACCAATGCTTGACCCTGATGTAAATTAAATGCAGCCCTCGAAACATCACACTTCCTTGATACAGAATTCTATTGCACAATCGTTTATTGACAAATTCTCTGTAAAACAAAAAATCTTGATTCACAGACATTCCACGTAAAAATTCATACATGATTGATTTCAGCACTACAATCCTAGCTAAAAATCTCAAACTTTTTACATTATAATCGTGACAACAAATGCTCCATAAAAATGGATCGTGATCTTGAACTATATCAAAAAGATCATCACCACTTTGCAAACTCAATCTTGAGCCCAAGCACAATCCATCTTTCAACAATCTGTATTCAATCTCAGTTAAAATGGTTTTCCAAGGTATTGGAAGTTCACAGTGAAAAGCAAAAGGCAGGCAAGAGACGGGTGCCTGTACATAACAAACAATTTTATGTTGACCTGGAGATTTGGTTATATCGGACCTGATTCGATGAGACATCTGAAATCAAAGAAATTTAATAAATGATTTAGACACATTCTTTCCATACTTCATCACCCTCAACAACTCCCTCTGCCTCCAAACCTCTTTCAAACTTCCACCTTTACAGCCATCGCACAAAAGAGAGGCTCTCTTTAACACTAAACGGGTGCGTCTGGCACACACTCTAGCCTGAATCTCAGACATGTGTTTACATGATTTACACATCAAAATCAGATAATTGCAATACATACCCTCATAGAAAACACACGCCCCACAATTTAACTTTCTTATCCTAATGCTATCTGAATCTAATAAAATCCTGATGAAAATTAAGTGAATTCCTCTAAACATCACACTACCAGTGTACAGCAATCTTTCAGGCATTCCTCTGTTTACATACTCTCTGTAGAACCAAAACATGTTATTGTAACAAGTGCCATTCAAAACCTCCCTAAACAGTCCAACAATAACCTTTCTGGCTGACAAACATTGAAGTGACATCTTATCGGGACAATGACAATGAAGTTCCCAGCTCGCTATACACCTGCCACAGTCTTGACCATCGTTTGTACAAACGGAGCTGACCTCGAGCTCAATAGAGTCACACAAGTACTCTTCCAAGTACAAGAGTTCGTGTCTCGTCAGAATCTGCTTCCAAGGAACTGGAAATTCCAAACACATGGCAAAACAGACTGCCGATGGTGGCGATGTAATGAAATCAGTTCCATGGTTGCCTCTAAGATTGTGACATTCATAGCCGGTCGTTGGAATGACCCACTCTTCCATCTTTATAGTCCACAGAAACCAGAAGCGCGCCGAGCTTGTGCTTCAACACGTTCCAACTCAAAAAAGCCTCCCTAACATTCAATGGAACTCCTTGACCTCTGGGACCGCTGGTCACATACGTAGCCAAGACATATCCAAGCTGAGAAACCTGACGAAGAACCTCTAATTGGGACTCGTGTTGAAAGTGTACTTTTTCAAGATCCTGGTTTGATTGATAAATGATATGCAAAATCTCTGATGATCTCTGCAATGCAAATGTCTCACAGTCTACCGGAGAAAAAGAGTCTGTGCTTCTCCGCCTACAGCAAATTCTCCGAGCTGCCATCTACTGGTTCAACAAAGAAACGGTTATTTCTCCACATGACTCTATGGAAACATCATCCTCTCCAGTCATTCTCATAAAATCAAAAACGGCCTCCCTCAAGTATTCCTGCAGCTCCTCTGAAAGTTGCTCATCCACAAAAACTTCATCCCCAGCCAAGAAAACTAAAATGACCTCCCCTGCGTCCTGATAGTTAGCCAAGCATATGAAGCCATGCGAGCCATGTAATCTCATAGATGCAGAACAGTCCAAAAAGGAACAAATCAAGTCTTTTGTTGATGAAAGTAGTTTCTCTTTTGATTCGACAGAATTCAATAAGCAAAGCGGAAGGTGAACTTTCAAAACATCGCCTTCTCTTAGTGATGGGGCCATGTTTAGCCAGTTGAGCCGAATCCGGAGGCACCTCTGTCTGTATCGTCCAAGCTGGCAACCTCCAAAACCTCCGGTGTGGATATTTTTTCCAAAATCAACTGGCACACCCTCTGTCCTGGAGAAACAAGGTAGTCCACATTCCCATGATTGAAAAGAAGCACCATCACCTCACCGCGGTAATCAGCATCAATCACTCCAGCTCCGACATCCAAGCCGCTGGTCACAGCAAGTCCGGAACGCGGAGCTATGCGGCCGTAATGACCAGGAGGTATTTGCAGCCGTAGTCCAGTAGGAACTAAGGCCTTATCCCGCGCCCTCACGACTACGTAGTTTGTAGAACATAAATCATAACCAGCAGCGCCTGGCGATGCCCGGCGAGGAGGAACAGCGTCCTACAAAGCCTCACAAAAAGAAGCCTGTCTGAACTCATTTCAACTTACTTTGTGGTGTGTCCGTGTACGGCGAGTCTCGAATCGAATGTGGAGAGAACTGTGTCGCCTGCTCTTATAGTGTGAAATAGGCGGAGTCCATGACGAAAATGGGCTGTACGGGGGAAATTCCACAGGCGCGGTCGAAAGTGACCTTTGTCAAATAGCTCTGACGTGTCTGGGCATGTCCAGACCTCACCCATGGGTGGAACCGAAACGGGCCGCCTCGCACGCCACGGGGCGCGCCCGCCCGCCGGGAAAACCCCGACGCGCCCGTACAAGGGTCACACGGCTCCGCCCCTTACGTACGCCGTCTACGTCATCACGCATTTTTGTTCCGTATATTATTGATGATG